TTACCAGTTTGTACTTATAAATAATCCATATATAATCCGTCTATAATTATCCAGTGCATCACTTGGATCTACTGATAGTGCGAATACGGCGCAATCACCTATACCATCATAGCTATTGGTCATGAGGCCTGAAAACCTAAATGAAGACCCGGCAGTTACTCCTGTAGTATATCTAAGGGCTTCTGTATAACCACCATCTGTAGTTGAGTACACTTCAAATGATGCTGGTTTTAGTAAGGGATTCCCATAATTCTCAAATACTGCGAATCCAGTGAAATATTTTAATAAACTTTTAGTTGTAACAAGTCTGCTAAATGTCTTATTAAAACCTATTCCAGATGTGTCGACTCCAGGTAGTGTTGTTCTCAGTGGGGTTTCTGACGACCCGGTCATTAATCTTACAGGAGCTGCGCCTCCACCAAGCCAATTATCAATTGTATTAAGGGGATCTTTATATGTTTGTATAACATTTAAGCACCCCAAAGGGTATTGAACCCGTCCTGGATATCCTCCAACCCCTCCAAATAGAATAGGCTCGGTTCTATAGATTTCACCTTTATCAGCATGATTTACAAGTTCTTTTACTAAGGTTTGGTACTTTACTTCTTTTGCGAGCGTAGTGGTGAAGCCATTGTCCCAGCAGAATGCTGCGAAATCTCCATTGCCTGTTTTTCCGAAAACTCGGGCGGCAGATACAATCTGATCAACATCAAAACAATATGACCCATTTATACCCTCCACTGGATTTGTTTCGAATTGAGAAAAAGTTTGCACGACAGGAATGATTCGCGCAGAACCAGTTACCATCATGCATCCACCAATATCAGTCCTCATTTTTCCAAGATCTTTATCAACCCTCTCTTGAAGAGAGCCTGATGAATAGTACATGCTGTAGCTATTGACAAGAAAAACGTCATAATTCCTTGAGAATTTATATTCCCAAGGAGAGTTGACCCACATGTAATCTACTGAAAAAAGCTTTTTATTCGTAAGTTCTCTCAGTGTTGCAATCATTTGGTCCTGATCGGCAACGCTGATTCCTCTACTGGCTGGTTCGTCAACTACGCTATATCCAATGCAGTTTGAAAAACTGTCACACCGACCAACAATCTCTGCAACAGTTCCTTGACCATGACTAGATTCAATATTTGTATTAATAACCACGTTCAATCCAGCAGATAGGCAATTATTGAGAAGCTTGGTCATGGTTCCGTCCATGTCGACAGTACCATTATTATCAAAATAGCAGTAATGAATAACGGTATTAAACCCCAAGGACTTTATTCTCAACATTTCGCAAAAATCGTATGCTGTCCCTACGTATATGCCTCGGAAAAAAGCATTATCAGGCTTAGCATAATTTGAGGTAACAACAGCATTTGGTATGCTTATTCTTTGCAGATCTAAAGTTAGTTCTCCAACATATCTTTGCCCTTTAGTATTTATGATTTTAGTAACTTTATACTTCTTACCCTTGATCCCTATGATTTCTTTGCCAGTATCAAATGCTGCCTGAATGGCGTCTGACCAGTCATCATCAACAACAAGATTTTCATAATCTTCGATGTAAGCATAGACATCAGTACGCTTATTAAGGGTGTCTATATCAGTCTGCTTTGCGGCCCCATTTACTAAATCCACACCACCAGGTGCAGCAAGCTCCTGTCTTAACTGATCAGGGTCATACTTCAGCACATTAGGAAAATAGAATTGCTGAGAACCATACGCATCATAAACAGCCATAGAATGGCCTTGCACAGTTACGAACTTGGCAATCTGTCCGTTATATACAGGGTAACCAGCAGCGTTAATGATGATTGGTTGCGAAACAGGAACGTGAGAGCCGTCTTCGTTCTCCACATAAACCTGAATCTGGTTTTCAGGGTTTACCGGGTCAGTGTCAATTTTACCGATATAAATTTCGCCATTGGCTACGGCTTTAAAAGAACGCGCCATAGTGAAGAGTTGCGAAGGCATTGATATGATCACATTGGCTGTAATGTCTGTCATTTAATTTGCTCCAGATACAAGGAATCGCCGCAGCATGGCTACGGTGAATTTTGGGCATAAAAAAACCCAGCCGAAGCTGGGTCGTTGCGTTGGTTATCTGTCAGTAGTTATGTACTGAAGGAGGTAATTCTTTATTCTTAAGTCTCATCCATGCGGAAAGATTCGTTGGTCCGTCTGGCTCATTGATATCAACATCTCGTGTGTGATTGATTAAAACGTCTCTCGCCATTCCGATAACATACGAGAATTCATGACCGTAGTCGTAGCATCTGCCGGAATAGTTCGATTGAATTTGTTTTAATGCCGGATACAGTTCGCGGAATAATGCCTGTGAGCGGTTGGCATAATCCCATAACCATACAAGGCTGTTTGCTTCTTTTGCAGAAAGCTCGTTTGCTTTCTTCTCTTGTTTGCCGATTAACTCGCCTTCAAGCACTACCCTGTGGATGTACTCTACTGCTTGCGGGATTTGTTCAATTGAAAGTTCATCAATGCTGTCAATACCAAAACGCTGATGAACCATATTGTATGCATCGTCATAGCGAAGTCCTTTCTTTCCTACCAGCATGTTTACTGCATCGCGTAGCGGTGTTCTTTCCTCAACAGTGGTTTTCTTGCCTTTCACATACTCGCCATGTTTGCGAATTGAAGGTAGAACTTCTGCTGTTACCCACTTGCGGAATTTGTGCGGGACCGAACCTTTATTGACAGCATCGCGGCAGCGCAGAACCAATGTATACATACCTGATTCGCTAACAATGCTTAGATTCTGCTCACCACCAAGGGTGTAACTTAAAGTTACGCCCTTTTCATCGTCATCAAGTGCAGTAAGCGCCTTGCGTGAGTTAGTCAGGGTTAAAGCATCACAAACATCTTTTGCTACAAACCACGGCTCACCGCATTTGTTGATGACGCGGATTTCACTGTCGCCGAATTTGAAGATGGTGAAATCGTTTTGTGCCTTTGCTATACTTTTCATGTCAATATTTCCTAATCCGATTTGTTGATACCGAAGCCCTGACTGTTCCCGCAGTTGGGGCTTCAACTTTTTGCTAGATTACCTTTAGAACTATCCCGCCTTAAACTATCCACTAACCGCATTACCATCTCGGTATTTATTGAGCGACCATTTTCTTTCGCTGACTTCTCGATTGCTAACTTAACCTCTAATGGGATGCGCAAAGGGTACTTTGGTGCGTCTGACTTGACTATCATATTACCTCCAATCAATTTGGTATAACCGTTATGCCATTGTGGTCGCAGTGATGCAATAGTAATATCACCAAAATGCTATGGAGGTGGTATGTCACGCGAAGAGCCGCAAATAAATATCAGGATTTCCAAAGAGTTAAAGGCAAAGGTTAAAGCCAGGGCACAACATAACAAGCGTTCCATGAATGCTGAAATAATACAGATTATCGAAGATGCTATTTGTGGTAGATCGCTTAATAGCAATGAATTTGCTCAGAAAGAGGCTGACAAATTCAGGGATGCGCTGATTGAAACACTGAAAACCATGTATGGTAAGGATGCAAAATGAATAAAAAACAGTTTATTAAGTCAAAAACATCAAGCAAGGAAGAGCTAGAGAAAGAGCTAAACTCCCTGAAATATGCTCTGTGTCTGGTTTACTCAAGACTGCCAATGGAAGATAAAAACGCTATTTACAATGAAATGATTAGCAGCCTTGATTTTAACGATAGAGACCTAGCATCCCACCTCAACAGCTTCCGCGTCCCTGAGTAATTCTGTTGCGGATTTGCTTCTTGCGGTGGTTTAGGCTGGAGAGCTTGGCTTCTGCTTCTGATATTTGCGCATCTAGATCTTTAAGCTCAAGATCTGAAAGTCGCTGGTCAAGCAGGGTTTGGTTCAACTCAATGTTGTTCAGACGTTCTTCTATGGTCATAACTTTCATCCTATAACTATTTGGAATTAAAATGAAAAATATATTAATTGGTTTCGTTTTTGGTGCAGCCTGCGCCGCCAGCATTAGCGTCATAGCCGCTCAGATTGTTGGTGGTAACTCATATCTAATGGGCTATGACGTCATGATAAATGGAGAGGTTGTTTGCTCAGATCCTTATGTATGGACCTCGACAAAAGAAATAGAATGTGACTAATACCAGCCTGATGGCTGGTTAATTTTTGCATTTACCTGGGCCATATTGACTACTTATAAAATGAGATCAATATTTAATCGCCCAATAACGGGTGTATGTTGAGGTATATCATGGCGAAAAAACCAGGTGAAAACACAGGAAAAAACGGCGGAATATACCAAGAAGTTGGCCCGCGCGGAGGTAAGAAAGATAATTTTGCCACCGTCAAGGACAACGAAAGGCTTCCGCCAACAACAAAGCCAGGTCATGGCTGGGTATTGGATAAGCGAACTCCAGACAGCAAAAAGTAATAATCAAGCCGGGTCACTCCGGCTTTTTGATATGTCGCTCGCAGAACTCAACAAGCCTGCTCATTAAGTAGCAGTAAGTCTCGTTGGCTCTTCCTGGTTCAACATCAACACCTACCCTTGAGCAGATATCGAATGCCATGTGAGCGCACTCATGGGCAATAGTAGATAGTTTGCCATTGAACACGCCTATCACATGCAAAACACCATTCTCGCTACTCATTGTATGAGACGCTCCGTTGGCGTCCGAGTCATGCACGTCAACGCCAAGTTTTTGATGCAGGCGTTGCCATTCTGGAAAGTCTCTACAAAACACAATTGTACCGCTCTCAAAGAGCGGAACGAGCATCTTTGGTACGTTTCCAATGTTAACTTTTTTCATGGTATCCTGCGAAAAACTAAGGAGGTTGGTGTGAAGCAATTTCTTACTGCTATGTTCTTATTCATATCTTTTGGGGCTACAGCAGAGTGCTGGGTCGTTGGAGATATGCGCGGAATAAGCTATTCAGAACGAAATAATTTCCATCCGGAAGAAGATGGTTTTAGTGGAACATTCATCATTAAGACAAACGGTGAAGATGCCAGCATCACATATTCTGGGACAGATGCGGGCGGCATGGCTTACAAAGCATTGTCTAAAAACTCCATCATAGGAATCGGCGCGAATGGCGAAACTCAACGCGTTATCGACTCATGGGTAATACATCCTACTGGAACAGTTTTAATGTCAAAAACCATTTCCGGTTATGGAAATATGGATTCAACCAAAGCTTTTGTTGGAAAAGTAAAAAGAAAATGTTAGCGATTGAATCCAATTTCCCATACGTTACTGCTGTGTTGCCTCAGTAGCAAACAGCGGTCTGATGGCATTCGCAGCGTTATTTATCGCTCTTTCATAGGCTGGTGTTCCTGCTTTGGTGTTTGCCAAACGAAGAAGCATATTCCTTGCTGCTTTGGACTCATACAAGCGCATCATTGCACCAAAACCAGCCTCAAGCCCCATTGATACGCCAAGGGTCGCAGTTGCGCCAATCGTCCTTATCCTGTTGGCTTGCGATTGCCCCGTCTGAGTTACTACATTTGCGGTGTCTGACCTTGCTGTTTGCTGTAGAACTTCATGAAGAGCATCAAGCTCTTTCATGTGCTTTCCAGAAAAAATAGTGTTGTAAATTTCACCGCCTGACTGAGATTTCAGCTTATTAACTTCAGTGATGAACTTGGCTGGAGAGTCCCCGGCCTTTTCCGCTATTTTGCTGACGTAAGCTGCACGCATAGCATCTTTCCCCTTATCATCCAGTGCGCTCCAGATTCGTTTCACGTCAGATGGTTTTCTGCTTAATACAACGGTATTTATAAGTTCAGGACTGGCTTCACTGCTTGCCTTGTTGAGCTTGTTGGCAATGTTTTTATTAAGCACCTTATTATAAACGTTTGCATAATCGGAATTTGCTTTAAGGTATTTTGCTGCGTCTGATGCACCGAGGTTTTTAGCAACTGCGTTACGAAGGTCTTTTGACATTGCATTCTCTACCATATTGGTAGCTGCTTTTGCCTGGTTGGGGAAGACCATAGCATCTCCCTGAACATTAGATCTAAATGCTGTTCTGTGCTGACGCAAGAGATCAAACGTAACATCCAAATCAGTTGCAGGGTTTGCTAATTCTTCACGTAGGTTACGCAAGGATGTAAGCAGGCTTTGATTGGCAGACGTCCCAAGCCGTTCCTGTCTTGCGATCGCTGTATTCAGAGCATTCATGGTATTTGTGGTATCAACTGCGGCATTACCCATTTTATTGGTGACGTCATTGATAACAGCGCCAGCGGCATCCTTCCGCCCCCTTAACGTGGTGGTCAGAGATTTCACCACATCATCAGGGTTGTACTCACCAAAACGGTCAAAATAATTGCTTACCAGCTTACTCCGCGTTGCATATTGCTCTGCTCGCTTTGAACCCGTCCCGAGCAAAGCCCCCTCGGCATCCTGAGTAAGGCCGCGAGTGAAAGCATTTTTCGGCGGGATAACATCAGATGTCATTGGTGTCACGCCCATCGATTCTGATGTGGCAATTTTCTTCGCCACTTCTGGCGCAATATCACCTTTTATAGCCGTTATTCCACGCCCTATTCCCTTTGCAGCTGCGGAAAGAACACCCTGAGCGGCAAGGTTAACTCCGGCATTTTTAGCTGCATTTTGTGCGAAATCGCCTTTCTGATTTGCGGCCTCTGCCAGCGATCCAATAGCCATGCTTCCTGCCGTTCCAACTCCTGGAACTAAATACCCACCAATTGTTTCACCGGCTTGCGCGTAAGGGTCTGTCGGTCGATCGACAGGACGATAGACATCATCCAATACTTTTGGCCCACCAAGCCCCTGACTGATTGCATTAATCAGACTTGCACCACCCTGCAATACGTCAAATGGTATGTTTACCAGACCACGACCAGCCTGCACCAGTCCGCGACCAGTTTCAGCCGCGGCATTGCCAAGGTCGGAAATGAAACCTCCTTGCTGCTGTGGCGCTGCCTGTGTACTTTGCTGTACAGGCTGTTGTGTAGCTTGATTCTTCCTAGGGAGGTATTCATCAGCTTGCTGGTTGTGCAGACTCTCCGCATATGCAGTGGCATCGTCAGGATTGTCGAACATACCAAGATGCTTTCCCGTCCTCATGAAGTTATCAATAGCTTCATCATCAGACATAATGCGACCATCATCACTAACGGTAGGAATCAGCACCTCTCTACCATCTATATTGGTAGACATGCTCCGCACAGTGCTAATGCTGCCATCAGAGTTTTTAACAACAGGCCGATTGTGAATGTCAATATTACCCTTCTCTAGCAGACCTCTAGGGTAAGCAGAGTAAAACGCTTGTTTTGCCTGCTCTGCATTTTCTCCGGCTTGCGGGGCAACGACTTCATTGAAGTATTGCTCCTGAGCCTGCGCTTTTTGTTCTGGTGCTAACGCCTGATACTGTGGAGAGGCGATAACATCTTTCCATGCTTTAGCCATTAATCACCCCATAGTGAAGAAAAGTTACTGCTGGCTGCTGGCTGTGATACCTGCTCAGATTGCGGCAATGTCTGCGACGAAGAAGAAGTTCCTCTGTCAACTGCTGAAATAACCCGCAAAGCATCATAAGCTCGACCAGAAGCAGCTTTCAGCGAATTGAACTGGTTTTCCATCTTCCGGCGCTTGGTATCAATGGTTTTTGTGGAGTCGCCAGGCTGAGGGAAATACATTTGATAATATTTTGACATTTCAGCAGGTACGATAGCTGCCCCTGTTTCCTGACGGAGTATTGCCATTATTGCGTCATTAGCATTAACAACGTATTGCTGCTCTGTTGGGCTGAGCGTTAAGTTAGCCAGCGTCCCATTACCCAAAGCATTATTAATGACCGCCACTCGCTGTGGGCTAAGCTGGTCTTTCAGTGTATCCATTGAATCAAGAGCATCCCTAACCCTGTATGCAAATCCAGCAGCTTTTTTAGCCCCTTCTGGCGACTTTTCCATGATCTTTTGGGCTGTTGGCAAAGCTATTGGACGAAACCCATCTCCAGATATTGGCTGGTTTAGTTTTCCCTGCTCTTCACTTCCGTCTGTGTAGTATTTTGTGACAGTGCCATCATCGTTTTCTCTAACACTCATTAATTTTTTGGCGTTTGTATTAATTCCAGCCGCTGCCGCAAATGCCGCCGCCCCCTCTGGATCCACCTTTAACATTTGCGCGTACTGATTGTAATTCTGCATTGCTGCTGTTGGTGCATATGCTGACGTTAACGCATTTGCTCGGCTAATATCCTGCCCTCTCGCCTGAAGTGCTTCGCTGGCCTGATTGCTGCGGATTGTCTCTGCCAGCCCGCCTCGGTCAATTTCACGACCAGCCATCTTGTCCTGAACATTGAAGTAATCAATCGGACCAAGCGCGGCCATTCCAAGGTGATCAACAAACTCACCAAATCCTGAAGGATTCTGCTGATACATCTGAGCAACGCTGTTAGGGTCAACACCGACGCGAGTCAGTTCCTTGGCGTTGTTTTGCAGCCATGATTGCATTGCTTCTGGAGACGATGACGCAAGGCGTGCGCCAGCCGCTAAGGTGCCGATAGAATTACGCTGCTCTTCATCAATGAATCCCATGCCTTTACGAACGGATTCAATCTGGTCTGGATATTGAGTAGCCAACTGACGCAAAGCACCGCGATCACCAGACGCATAAGCATTAGCGTATGCCTGCTGAAATTCTTTCTGCCGCTGAGCCTGCTTTTCCTGCTGAAACACCCCAGCAATACCTGAAAGGCCTTGCAAAGCAGTCAGCCCAACATTGTTAGCGCCTGAACGCTCAATATCATTGTTCTGCCTGATAATCTGAAGCGTATTGCCGATGTCATTTACGCTCGGAGCGTTTGAGTTGACGCCGCCGATACCAGCCAACAATCCGCCGTTTGTTCCTTGCCAAGTAGCCATGATTACCCCTTAAAACAACGAGCCAAGCAATCCGATACCAGCACCAATGCCAGCGCCCCAAGGCGTTGATGTTCCCAAAAGGCTGGCAAGACCTGCACCGGCAATCGCACCAGACGTGCCACCGCTAATTGCAGTCTGAAGACTTGATGGTTTATTGGCATTAGCAGCGGCAAGTGCTGCGCTTTGCTGTGCAATGCTGCTCATGTTGTTGGCGTACGTCTGCCCGGCGTTTGCCTGACCTTGCAGCGCACCAAGCCCAACGTTTGCCAGATTGTTGTAATTGCTCATCTGGTTTGATAACCAAGACTGACCGAGTGTCGGCGCGATCGTAGCCAGTTGATTGCTTGTGGCTGTCGAACCAAGTCCACCCGTCGCCTCCGCAGCAGCAAGACTCTGGTAACGCGCCTGACCTGCAAGGTCTTTATACTGCTGAGAGTTGTAATACTGATTAAGTGCCTGCCCCTGTCCTTCTAAACTGGAAAGATTCTGAAGCTGGTTAACATACTGCTCCGCAAGCGGCGTGAACGGAGCAAGGTTTTTCATGATCGTCTGCCACTGCTGATTTTGCAGGTCTGCGGCATACTTCTGAGCTTCTGCTGCATACTTTGCGCTTTTATCAGAACTGCCACCTTTCCCGCCTTTTTCAGGGTAATAAGGTTCCTCGCCGCGCAGTTTTCTGCCCAGCTTAAATGCATATAACATGGCTATCTCCCGTGATTCAGGAAGTCGATTAGTTCTTCGCGTGTGGCGCTGTAAAAAGTCACGTCATCCACGCCTTTGAAGTATTTCTTGATAGTTCCTACACGCTTAAGGCCAATCATTGCGCAGTACATCTGACCGTGGCGGAATTTGAGTGCGGCGAACGATGTGACGCACTGAACGGTGGTGTTAGTCAGAATGTATCGCCAGAACGCCAGCCCAATTTCCTTGCTGAAGCCGCGAATCTCTGGCAGGTACATGGCGTGGCAATCGAATGTCAGCGGCTGAATCTCCTGATAGTAAACAATGCCGCCGAACTGCCCGTGCACGTTCACCTCAAAGTAACGGCAATCATGTTTATAGTCGTATCCATCACCGTTGTTGCTCCCGGCAATAATGTCAGGGTGATTTCCGACTGCTTCGATCAGGTCGATGTTTCGCGTTGGTTTGAACTGAATCATTACTGCTCCGCGATTATCTTGATGGTTGTGGCAGTAAACGCCGCACCATTTGACTGAATGGTTAACGTGCTGCCATTTGTGGCAAGAAAGCCGTCTTTATCCACGCTGAAGAACGTAGCTAACAAGATGTTATCGGTTGTTGTCGCCGAGTTGCGACTGCTTACCAGTGTGTCAGGAACAGAGCCGGAAAAGGTTAGCTGCATTGACCTGTTGGCGGTTCCGCTGGGCCACGTCCCGACGATCGACAGCTTGAAGAACAAGGTTTTGTTCTCGTTGAACACAACCATCTTGTTGTTAACTGTGTCGAAGAATGGTGCCAACGAGCCGGATGACGGCGTGAGCGTTTTCAGCAGGCTAACAAGGTTGGTCGGCGCTGTCGGTATGGTTACAGATACGCCAGAGTAAACAACCTCTGACTTCTTGCGAGTAGTGGCATACTCCAGAGCATCGATGCGCGTTTCATGGTCTGAAACCTGCGATTCCAGCGACTGAACTCTTGTGTCAAGCGACGAAATATCGCTTTCATTCTGAGCTATTCGTGTTTCATGGTCCTGAAGAGTTGATTCTGCCTGGCTGATTCGCTCCTCATGATTAACAAGCGTTGCTTCCGCAGCAGAAATTCGCTGCTCATGGTCAGCGAGAATCACATCCTGCTCATCGTTCCTGACCTGTGCATCATAAGCGCCCTGTCCGGCCTCGTTGGCTTTGTTAGCCACGTTACCAACATCAGTGCCCTGTGCGATAACGTAAAGCAGATACGACTGCGAGAAGATATTGCGTGGAAGGACTGATGTGTCTAGCCGTGTAGCCTGAATGATTACCGGCACATTGAGATTCGAATCCGCCATTACTCAATCCTTATCTGGCAGCCAGACAGAGTGACAGGTGACTTCGTGATAACGCGCAATTTGAAACCAATGTTTTTCCTGATGCGCCCTACTCGTTTCCACAAAACGCGTTTGTCGTAAACGAACGGTTCATTCTGCTCAATCATCTGCTCACGCCCGTAATTGATGCCGTCAGTGGTTGCAGAGAGGAACAGGCGGTCAGCGTACTGCGCAACGCCAGTTGAAGATTCAACCTCAAGGTCGAACACCCGGGCGTTATCCGCTTTGAACAACGGAGTAAACAGCAGGTGTTCCTGCTGCTTGTCGTACTGGCTGCTGATATCGAACTGCAATTTCCCGGTCACGGATTCCAGCTTATCGCCGCACGTTATCTGATTGCCTTCGTAAATGAAGTCGATAGCGCGGTACACATCGTCATACAAGCCAGTTTTCAACACACACCATTGCGGACCATTGGCGCTTGAAGATGCGTCGTACACGAGAACATGGCGCGCAAGATGGATAATCAGCAACTCATGCGCATCAAATCGCAGAGACTCCATCACGCCATCAGCCAGTTCATCAGCAGTGTAGGAGCGTAGTATTTTCTCAATGCTCGCGCTGGCGATTGGTGATACCTGACCAGAGCCGATGATATACACAGACGGCGCACCTGTTGCCGGATTGCTGATGAACGCATACGAATCAGCAAACGGCGTTTTGCAGTAGGTTCCGGCAATGCCTTTCTGCACCATCAGTGATGGCTGTGCGACATACAAAGCAGCACCAACGGTGGTTGCGCCAGTCAGGGAGAAATATTCAATCGTCGATGAACCAAAGCAGACGATGAAGTCTCGCCATGTTCCTATGCCGATGATGCCGTCAGGCTGAGACTCGGCGCGATATTGTGCGCTGTAACGGTCAGGATGTGATTCGTCTTCAAGGTCAGTGATGAACCATGAATCAGTTCCGTCTTTTGACCACGCATAACGCCCACGTAAGCGCGTAATGTCGCGGACTGAGCCTAACTCATACTGCGTGAATCCGCTGTCTGTAGGCCAGTTTGAGACGGTTTTAACCGTGCCATCATAACGATACTCGACCAGTTGCCCGTTAACGCCAACCGCCTGTGATGTTCGACCATGCGCCATTGATACGCGACCACTTCCGGCAACATCACCGACCTCACTTTCGCCCTTATACAGTTTGCCACCACACACGCGATAAACAGCATTCTGCGCCATGTTGTACTCGACTCCGCGCGATACACCGTTCACATCAGAGCGTTTGGCAATGCCAGGGAATGAGCGAAGATATCCCGATGAATTCAACACCTCCTTGGGCGTAGCTAAAAGATTGACTGGAAGTTGGTCTATATAATCAGCATTAACCGCACTTTTCCCTAATCCCTTCATTAGTGGTAGTTGTTGTATTGCCATTGGAATCAACCTTTATATGAACCCAGTTAGCATCACGCTTTAGCCTACTTGCCCAAGTCTTAGATATCCCGTACTTAGCCGCAATTACTGACAAGCTCTCTTTTGATGACTTGATTGCAAGAACATCGTCATCACTCAACTTGTGTTTTGGGTGCTTGGTTCCGAAAAACTTGATTGGTTTCTTTAATCCTGTGGCGTATGCATGTTTGATGTTTTCGCTTTGAGTGCACCACTCAAGATTATTGACGTTATTATTGAGTGGATTGCCATCAATATGATTTACCTGAGGCTTGTTTTCAGGATTTGGCAGGAATGTCATTGCAACGATTCGATGGGCAAAAGTCCATTTTGCTCCGATATTATAAAGCACCCTTCCCTGATTTATTTTAGGCTTTAACCAGCGCCCCTTTCTGAGTTGCGTGCTGCCATGCGCAGCCTTAACAACACGTGAGTGAGAATACACCCTGCCATCTTCTGTTACGGCATAAACACCTTCAAATCCAGGTATATCTTTAGCATTCTCAGAAAGCATATCTACTCCTTAAAGTTTCGATTTTTCATGTACTTATTATATCAAAATTGCCAGCATATTCACTGGCAGATAGTCGATGTAGTCGGCGTTTCGGAAATCTTTGCCGACACCTTTCATAAGCGGAAGTTGCTGAATCGGCATTTATTCACCTCACGTACTCGGATCATCTTTCTCGATGTAAAACCGATTCCACGTAAACGCGCTTTTGTTACCACTACCGCGAGGCATGTCATTTCGTCGCTCAAGTGGTGGTATTTTGGTTAAAGCGATACAGATTGTCTGATATGCGCTGTCAGCAGCGGTCAGGAGAGCATCCGACGGCTGAATGACGTTATCCATGCACACTTGCACAGCGAGTTTCAAAGCGACGCCATCATTTGCCCATGCAGGGATACCTGAATCATCGTCAGGTAACGGCATGATGCCGTTTTCTGTATCAGCAAACTGATACCCAAGCTCGATACCTTTAGCCTGCCATGCTGCCATCATGTCTTCGAGGTCATTAATGGCATCTTCAATTGCCTGAGGGTCAGCATCTGTCAACGTGGCATTGGAATACAGTCCGGCTTTTCGTAAAGCCTTTAGAACGAGATCACCCTTCGTTTTCGCCATCTTCTTCCGCCTTAGCCACTTTATGCTTCGTTGCGGTTTCTTCAGGAGTTTTTACCCAGCCTTTTTTCAGGTGAGATTTAACTTCTTCGTCATCAACAATGATGTAATCGACAGCAACCTGACCACAGGTGATCATGTTGCCCGGCTTATAGAGCATTGTTCGTGCCATTGTCTTCTCCCAATAAAAATGGGGCCGAAGCCCCACCAAAATTACTGCCCGGCAATAACGATGCCCGTATATTCAGGAACAAGTACAGAGCAACCGTACAGAGTGGTGAAACGAGCAGTGGTTACGCCTTTGATGTGGTCGAAGGCGTAAGACATGATCAGCGTAGCGCCCTGCTCGGTGGTTGCTGTCATTACCTGTGGACCCTGACCAGTCGGGAACGCCAGTTTGCCGTACATCAGCTCAACAGAACCATCAGCCCAGAACAGGTTAGCCGGTGCGGCATTTTTGTTGAGAATGGTAATTGCTGCACCATTTGCCGCGTTAGCATCAACGTTTGCATATGGTCGGCTGGCGACATCCGCGTTGTCAGGCGGCAGAATTTTCGGGGAGATAGTTACTGTCGTTCCGCTTACTGCCAGAACGCGGAATACCTGCGGCTGCCCGGTGGTATCTTTGGTGATCTGGTGTACGGAATTCACGCCAGCAATGGTGAACGCATCGCCAACCTGCAAACCAGATGCAGATACCGTAATGGTCCCCTGTCGGTTATCCACTGGCATATCGTTGGCATCTTTCGCTTCAACCTTGTGCGCAGGTTCAGCCGCCAGCGTCAGGGAAGTTGCTGTACCCTTCGGAACACGACCAGAAATATCGGTCTTGTAGCTATCGAAGGACGCAACCGGAGGGATTTGCGCTTTTTCGTATGCTGTCAGGGTTGCGCCCTGAGCATAGGCACGGTGACCAAGCTCGCCAGCAAGGTCTTTATAGTTGAAGGGGTTCCAGAAAGAGCGACGGTTGATACCCTGAGGTACACCAATCGCCGTCATGGTGGCATCAATACCTGCCGCACAGTTCCACAAATCACGGCCCTGTGTGCCTGTGGTTGAGTCAGCCATTGTGATCACGTTAGTAGCACGCTGCGTGACCATGGAAATCAGGTCAGAGTCAATCTGTGCAGCAAGGCGCATACCTGCGGCGCGACCAGCTTCAGTTTTATGTTCCGGGTCACGCATTTCACGCGCATCCAGAGTGTACAGAATGTTTTTCGGCTCCTTGAACACAGAAGGAACAAGGCGCTGAACCAGTGCTGTAGGCGTTTTTCCGCTGAGGTCGAGGCCTTCCTCAATGTTCATGTGGTAATGCTGCGGACGATACAGAACATCACCTGCTCGCTGCATTGCTGTATCACCGGGACGGAATTTTTTAGCGTTACGGGAAACTACGCAGGCGGCCTCAAAGCCTTCAACGTAGTTTTCGAACATGATTTCAAGGTCTTTTGCTAATTGGTTAGCCATGCTTAATGCTCCGATAGGTTATTTTTTTGCCTTTTTAGCGGCGAAATACGGCGTCCAGTCACCAGTTTCCAGCGCCCTGGCTTTCAGTTTGTCGAGGTTATTGATTACTGCGCCGTTGCTCCCCTTAACTGTCGGGGTTGTGGCTGCCGTGGTTTTTGCTTTTGGCATGATTCTGGCCTTCGATTCGATACGTTCCAGCAGACGACCAATTGCTACGGGGTTGGTAGCTTCTGCCAGTTGCTTGCGCAGTTCAGCGTTGCGACCGAGTGCCAGAACAACGATTTCCGGCTTCTCTGACTCAAACAGGATCGCGTTTTGTGTCTCGATGGGGATTTCCTCGAGTACGGCCTGTTCAGCTTCCTGATAGCCAGGAACCTTGAGAGCCTTAACACGTTGCTGATATTTGGATAATCGCTCTTGATAGGCAGCCTGAAGCTCCTGCTCCTTCTGCTTGCGAGCCATCTCCTGTTGCTGGTATTTGCCGTTGTCCTCCGCCCACTTAGCCATGCGTTGCTGGTAGATTTCTTCATCGAAACCGATGTCCTCATCATCCAGTTTTGGCATTCGCGGTGGTTGAGTGATTACCGGCTGCTGCTCGACGGGTTTCTGAGACTGACGCATCAGCTCTTTCAGTTCGCGGTCTTTCTCTTTAATCGTCTTGCGCAGGTGTTTTACCAGTCCATGCTCTGCGCCATCTTCGCTGGTTGGCGAATCCAGCTTTTCGTCACCAAAGTAGAATTCCTGCTCTGATTCGTCGTCATCAGTTTCAGTAGCTTCCTCTGCATCATTGCCGGAGGACTCACTGCCATCTTCTGTTTCGACTTCTTCAGCCAGTTCGACATCATCAGGAATCTGCTCTGACGCGTCGGTTTCGATTTCAACTTCTGGTGTGTTTTCTGCCATCTGGTCCATTTGTTACCCCTGTTTACTCGATGTTCAGCCCATCGGAAGGCAATAGGGTGCCAGGCCTCATAAAGACAGCCATTGCACGTTATGGGTTAATTACTGCTGTGGTTGTTGCTGAGTTGATTTTTGCAGGATGCTGCTGATGTCCATGCGCTGCGCATGGCCCTGTGCCTGACTTTTCAGGACAAGCTCTGCATCAGCACGGGCATTATCTCCTTGCTGTTGCTGGAACTGTCCGAGCAGTTTCAGAGCCTCGCGGATATCAGATTTCTGCTGACTATCGGCAGATGCGAGTATTTTCACAACATTTGCCGCTGCAACCTGAGCATCAGTCTGTGCCTGGAATGCTTTAACCTGAATGGCTGCCTGTTCGTTCTGCGCTTTCTGCAATTCAGCCTGACCAGCAAGAAGCTGACCTTGCGCTGCAACCATAGCCGGATCTGGCTGACTGGCCTGTTGTTGTTTCGCCTGTTCAACCATCTGCTGTTCTTCAGGCGTTCTCGGCTTGATAACGCCAGACAGAAGCAACTGATTGCGGTTGTATTCTTTAAGGTCGTCCATCCCTTCGCCGTCCATATTGTCGAGAATCATCGACGATACAAGGTCGTGCTTCGGCGTTCCTGGTGGGATAAGTGCCAGCATGGAAAGTAACGACTTAACCGTTGCATCACGGCGAGTAGCGAACGACTGACCGACATCGACAGTCACTTCATAGTTGCCCTGCGAAAGGTCATTAAGCGCGATAACCTGGCCTGTCTGACGGTCAACCACTTCACCAGTCATCAGCGCCACGTCATCGCTGCCGTCCTCATTAACGATACGCATCGGCGTATCGCTGCCATAGACTTCACGAGCCATAGAAAGCCACACAACGCCAGCGCGACGCATGGATTTAGCCATGTTGTCCATGTAGATATAGGACTGCGTGTCCATCCGGTTAAAAATGCTATCAACGGTATCGGTGGCGACGTTGCTCGGCATGTTCTCAAGCTGCGACGCACCTGTAATTTGCTGAATAGCCGTTCCGGTGTACTGCAATAGCCCGGCAAGAGCTGGAGGCATTTGTGTCGGAGGCGTATAACTGCTGACCTGAGCCTGCGCAGTAATATCTCCGTTTTTGTTTTTCAGACTGACCATCGGCAGGAACGCCGGGCGCTTTTTGTTGCGCTCCGCCCAATGAGTGGCGAGAGGACCAGGAATCATGTCAACATCAACTACAGGAATGCCATCACCGCCAGCCTGAGTAGCGTTATCTGCAATCATGGAAACCATCAGGTTCTCAAGACGCTGTGCATCCATCGCTTTTGCTGCGTGACCTTCGATTCGCTCCTGATTATCAACAAATGATCGACGCCCATATACCGGGATGAGAGGAATATGTTCGCCCGGAATACGCTTCGGTTCTTCCAGCCATTCAGCGCCAGACAGAAGACCGCAATAAACGCGGCGCTTCTTCACCGTTCGCTCGCCAATCAGTTCGAATGCACCATCGGTCAGCTCGTCGACAATATCTTTGATTTGCTCTTCATCATAGATTGCCGTTTCTCCGCTAACAGGGTTGCGCCACGCCGTGAGCTTCACCTTCTCTATGCGAACTTCGTAGTAGCGTCCAACATAGATGGCATCGGGCGTTGACCAGTCATACTGAGTACCAGTGTCATCACGAGAAAGACTTGCCGCGATGGAGTCAGGGTATTCAGCCTCGAACGCTTTAGGCGTCATGGAGAACATTTCCATAGCCCACATAGCATCAGAGCGGTCATATTGCTTGCTGTCCTGATCGAAGAAGACGCATGTCGCTGGGTCGTAAACAGGAAGAAGGCTGATGCGTCGCTGCTCGTTACTCGGATCCATTTCATCTTCGTAATCGGCACACATGCGGAAACAACCGAATCCACCCGTTACAGCATCATCAAATGCGTTATCACACGCCTCGCCACCGGATGTCTCCTGATAGTCAGCGCGGAATTTACCATTCATCTTTTCGGCTAACGCTTCCGATGCCTTATCGTCCTTCGGCCTGAATTTAACGCTGATGCGATTCTGTCGATACTCGCCAATGATGCGATCACATTCACGGGCAATCTTATTCAGTTCAAAGCGCGGGTAATGCTCAAACCTGCCTTCATCAAATGAGTAACCAGCGTTTGTGCTGCCTTCCCACTGTGCGCCGGATACCCGGACGAAACGTTGAGCCTCAATAATCTGCTCACGCATATCCTGCGTTGCTGACCAGGCATTATCAAAGTTGCACAGCACCTTGCGATGCCAGTCAGTCATCTTTTTTTCTGCCATATCAACCTACACCACAAGGAATTGAGTAACAGGAATAGTCGGGTTGCGCAGCCGACTCCGGGCAATGCATACACATCATCAGCGCATCAGCCAGGTTAGGAGATGGAATACCGAGCTTCTGCTTCATTTCTACCTTAGTCATTAGCTCCAGCTTCCCGTTGTTATTGAATTTGCGCTGAATCTGCGTCAGTTCTGCAAACAGCTTCTCCAGCATCTTCTCGCCTATCGCTTCTTTGTCGAAACTCAGCATGTCGTCAGGATCTGCATACTCCCCATGGACAACCGCCCGATATGTCAGATACAGCCTGTCAGCCAGCGCGTAATAGAATTGCGCTCTCTTATTGCGGAATACATCGCCAATAGTGCGAACGTTGTCGCCCTGTACGACTTCATCAGCCCATGCTCCGGCCTGATACGGTGCATCTTCATCGAATGGCGATTCGCTGCCCTTGAACATCGTAGCGGTGATTTTCTTACCGGAGAATGCTTCCGTTGTCTGTCTGCGTAGCCCGGCACCAACACCATCGCCATCCCACAGGTAATGGTCAGCGCCGTCTTCAATCGCCAGCGAAGTAGCCCAGTCAGCACCCTCGTTGATGTCCATCAGCAGACCTTCGGCAATGCGCTTAACTACCGAACCGTGACGCGATGCGTAACCTTTAGCATCTGGCCCTGTATCTGACGGGTCATGCGCAGAAACAACCGCGCCTTTCGCTTTCCATCCGAGTTTCTTGTGCGCATCGGTTGCAGCTTCAAGCCATTCTCGTTTGATGATTGCCATATCACTTGCGCTTACCGGCTCACCAAGCCAGATGTGACGATACAGTGTCGGGTTTCTGCGTTTACACTCTTCCATCTCCAGACGGAGAACTTCAGGAAAGTGCGGGTTGTCGGTGTAGTTCACCGTCAGCAGGCAAATATCATCGGGAGGATTTACAACGAATCTCTGATAGGTATCGTCGAGTATGTTCTTCGGGTTAAAGCTCACCCATATTTCAGAGAACGGCTTACGGATGGTTGGAATCAGGATATCCCATGATTCCTTCGTTACCGCTTCCGCTTCTTCCACCCAGCAGATATCAATGCCTTCGAGCGATTTAATCTTCGTCGGGTTGTTTTTGATGCCGTAGAACATGAATTCAGCATTCGTTCCGAGATGACGAATCATTGAACGCTGAATTTCAAACTCAGCCGAATACCCTTCACGCTCGATGGTATCTTCAAGCAACCGGATTACCGAATCGCTGATACTGTTTTGCAGTTCACGAGCGCAGAGAATACGCACAGGCTGCCGACGCGCCGCTTCAACAAGCAGCCTCGCAATTGCCCATGACTTACCGCTACCTCGACCGCCTTTGGCAACTTTGTAGCGATGCGCCTCAATGAACGGTTCAAAGATAGGATTAATCGAGGTCATTTTCCGAATAGAGTGCTCATCGGTGATGTTTCAATCTGAATTGCGCCGCCGTCTTTGCCGACAAGCTCGTTAGTTACCTTGTCGCCATACTTACGGGGATTCATTCGGGCCAGCGCCCATTTGCGGGTATCAACGCGAAGTCTTGCCTTTGCCACCTCAGCAGCATCTGGAATCGCATTGTCAGCAATTTCGAATATCTCTTCGAAAATAGAATCAGCTCGTGCCTCAGTTGCCTTCGCGTACTTGTCGCGAAAATCCTCATGCTTTGCCAACCAGCGGAAAACAGTGGACTTATCCGGCATACCAGGACGCTTACATACTTTCAGCAAACTCTCGCCAGAAGAAAGCAACGAGCAGATATCGTCAGCCACCTCCGGCATATAATCAGAGGGGCGACCAGCTTTTGATTCAGTCGCCATATTCATCTCACTTAGTTGTTATTTCAGGCTGAGGACTCTTTCGCGCCTTCAATCAGTGACTGCTTCAGCAATTCGAGTGTGCCAATCGCCTCGCATAAACTGATTTCACCATCGTAATCATGGATGACGCTTTCAAGTCGCTCGTATAGCTCTTGAGTAATTGGGAATTTCTTCTCCTTACCAAGATCAACGACGATTGTCATAGAGGATTCCTATAATTTTGAATATCCAGACTCAAATACCTCAGCAGGAGAATATGATTCATATCCATCCTCATAGACAACGTAATAGCCTCCAGGCATTGGTCGGTGCTTACAGATATATTCCGCGCTAACATCAAATGCTGCGTATTTCTTATCATCCGGATGAATAATTGCCCCATAACTAGAAGAGCCAGTCTTACCAGACTGATCTGGGTTTGGCTTATGTTCTATAGAGCCAATCTTCAGGGCGCGAACTTTTTTGTGGCACTGGTATCTCGGCATTTCTTGTTCAGTCATCTCTTACACTCCGGTAGTGAACAGGTCTAACGCTTCCTTCGATTTACGCACCGCTTCGATAGTGCGGGTCGTGATATCTGAATTAGCGCCGCCTGACTGGAAGTGAATTTTGAATAGCTCAAGCTTCAGCTCGTCAGTGCCAATGAACTGAAATGCTTCCTCTGCGGCTGCGTTCTGGTTCATGACCAGTTTGTAAATCTCTAACTGGAATTTCTGTTCTTCAGTCATGGGAATAATCTCTGCCATTGTTGGCTCCATTTATCCGTTAAAAGGGATATCAGTTAAGTTATCCCGTGTAGGGTATAAGCCATTATCAAAGCCACTCTGTAGGGAATGGCTTTTGTGATGGCAATAAAAAAGGCCGCCTGAGCGACCTGTTAGTTGTTCACAACTTGCATTGTTGAAGGTTCAGCATGTCGAAAAATGATCCGCATTTGGGGGTATTTTCCATTCTTGCCCTCTCTTCAGCCGCTTTGTAATAAGCCATTGGCCTTTTCACACCATCAGCACCAGTGATGTATTCAACACCTTCCTTCGGATCTTTACTCATAATCCAAACTCTAGTAGCGACCAAAAGTTGAAATATCTTTAAGAATTTTAATTTGTAAGGTGTTAAGGCGGTATTCTCTTTCCAATTCAGAAAGAATCACATCCTCAGCGACACTATTTCTAGCAGTATCAACTCCTAAGATAATAGCCAATGCCTGCATAAACTTTTTCATCACAACCTCGTCTAGTTGTTCGTCATAGATTCAGTGGCAGGCGGTGACGATTCCGCTTTTCGGCAGCTACCCTAGCCACTGTTTTATTCTATCCGATGTCTTTCCATCAGTCCGCCACCACAAAGAATCTTTTTTGCCATAAGGCTGGAGGTTCATCTTTCAGTGGCTGCCAGTGTTATTTCCCCACTTTCTGGCTTGGGTTGTTTCGCTGTACTGCCGTAACTGGTTACCCAGAATAAATTCCGGTTTCATTATCAAGCCCACCCGTAGATAGGCTTTGTAATGAACTGGCTCTTATCTCAACGCAGCCCCTTGCCGCGCGCCATATGCTTAACTTCAAGCATCAGCAATGAGATGTTTAATCTGGATTCACTCCAGAAGTGATCACCACCCTGTCTACAGAGCCAGATGTGAAGGATGATGAGTAGAATTATCGCTATCATCGAAGGCATTGCGTCCTGATGTATTCCTGCAGGTAGTTAACCTGCGCGGTTATCCTGTCGATTCCGCTTCGGAGACGGTAATAATTGAGTTCAGCATCTGCTGTAAGTCTTGGGCTTTCTCCATCGCCCATGCTGCTGGCTCCGGTCGTTGACTTTGCACAGGTGGCGGCGACTTGCAGGCGCTTACGCCCAGCAGAAACATCAGCACGGAGACTTTCGATAGTCGCGTTAGCATCAGCAAGTTCCTTTGTATATCTTGCGTCGAGTTCTGCTACATCACGTTGACGCTTCTGCATATCAGCGATGATGGATGTGGCTTTATCGCGCTGTTCTTTGTAGGTCATGGCATTATCACGGTAATGATTAACAGCCCATAACAGGCAGACGATGATGCAGATAACCAGAGCGGAGATAATCGCGGTGACTCTGCTCATACCTCAATCTCTCTGACCGTCCCGCCCGCTTCTTTGAATTTTGCAATCAGACTGTCAGCCTTATGCTCGAACTGACCATAGCCAGCCCCGGGCAGTGAAGCCCAGATATTGCTGCAACGGTCGATTGCCTGACGGATATCACCGCGATCAATCATGGGTAAAGCACCACGTTCTTTAATCTGCTGCAATGCCACAGCATCCTGGCTTTTGGGAGAGAAGTCTTTCAGGCCAAGCTGCTTGCGGTAGGCATCCCACCAACGGGAAAGAAGCTGGTAACGTCCTGCGGCTGTTGATTTGAGTTTGGGGTTTAGCGTGACAAGTTTGCGAGGGTGATCGGAGTAATCAGTGAATAGCTCTCCGCCAACAATGACGTCATAACCATGATTTCTGGTTTTCTGCCGTCCGTTATCAGTTCCCTCTGACCACGCCAGCATATCGAGGAACGCCTTACGTTGATTATTGATTTCCACCATCTTCTACTCCGGCTTTTTTAGCAGCGAAGCGTTTGATAAGCGAACCAATCGAGTCAGTACCGATGTAGCCGATGAACACGCTCGTTATATAAGCGAGATTGCTACTTAGTCCGGCGAAGTCGAGAAGGTCACGAATGAACCAGGCGATAATGGCGCACATCGTTGCGTCGATTACTGTTTTTGTAAACGCACCGCCATTATATCTGCCGCGAAGGTACGCCATTGCAAACGCAAGGATGGCCCCGATGCCTTGTTCCTTTGCCGCGAGAATGGCGGCTAACAGGTCATGTTTTTCTGGCATCTTCATGTCTTACCCCCAATAAGGGGATTTGCTCTATTTAATTAGGAATAAGGTCGATTACTGATAGAACAAATCCAGGCTACTGTGTTTAGTAATCAGATTTGTTCGTGACCGATATGCACGGGCAAAACGGCAGGAGGTTGTTAGCACAGCCTCTTGCCACCCGCTTTCACGAAGGTCATGCGTAGAATGCCGCAGCGTAACTATCACTGATGAATTCAGGATAGCCAGTGGCTACGGCTCAGTTATGGTGCTGGTTAACGGACTTGAACCGCTACCCATTCGCTTACAAGGCGACTGCTCTACCATTGGAGCTAAACCAGCATGTTTGGCGGGACAGCGTGGACTCGAACCACGATAAGAAGGTTAACAGCCTTCCGTAATGACCTTTATACGACTGACCCAAATAAAAAAAGCCACCGTTGCAACTTAAGAGTCACTAACGGCAGCTTACCCTCTAATTATGGCTAAATGGCTAATTGCATGTCAAGGCTTTTAACAGCAACATGCTTAACTTTCTCAACACGTTTACGCATTTTGAAAGCATTTTGCATTGGTTGGTACAAAACAAATAATGACGCTTTCAGGATGTCGTCAATTTCATTTCTACAGGTTGCCAGTGAAGGTTTTCTCCATCCCTCGCCACCACGTCCACACATCTTGCGTGGCTTTGCAGTCGCGTGATAGTAGGATGCAATTGCTCGCTTAGATGAACCATGAGCGTAGTAGCTGAGGAGGATGCCAAAGGCTTTCTTGTCAATGTACATGACGGAATCGACGACCTGAGAAATCAACATTCCATCATCATCATTACACATTGGCCTTGTCATAACTCTTCCCGGCTCTACGCTCTCCATGAACTTCGCTATTACGCTGCTCATGCGCTTTTCCAGACGACCTGAATAAACCCATGCGCCCCACAGTTCAAGCCAGCCATTCAGCCACTCGTGCTGTTCTTTGGTGAGGTTTAGTTCTCTTATGCTCATCGTCTTCCCCTCTTGCCCTGTTTGACCATCAGGACGCCGTTAACTATTACGTGACGCTCGCCTTTGCTGTCTCGGTTGTACTTGAGCACTGTTCCTCTTGCGCAGGAAAGCATCCTCGCCACTTCGGTCTGATTGCCTCGTGTCTGGATAAGAAGCTCTGGTATCGTTTGAATTGTGGCGTTCATACGTTCTCCAGTTCAGTGATTTTTATTCCAAGCATTCCGCCTGGTACTTTCACACCACGAATTACGCGAATGTCATCGAATTGCTCGTCGTCTTCCGCAAATCCGGCGTGGATAAGGGAGTCGAGTAAACCTTTCAGGATGTTGTCGAGGTCGCGGCGGCGGGAGTCTGGAACGTCTGCGATGACTTTGATGCGGAGTCGTGATTTGGTGAAAATGTCTAACTTAAGTTGGCGGATGATTTGCTGAACGTCTTTTCGGTATTTCTGGCCTTTATCGCTTATGTAATATTGGCTCCCCCGTCTTCGCCAGTAGGTATTCACCGACGGCGGGTATGGAAGCACAAACTGATATTCGTTCATGACTTAATCTTCCCCTCCCTCAGCAGTATCGCCTGCGTTCTGATAACGCCTTCGAGGTGGTAAAGTCTGGCGTCTTTGTTGTCGAGATTATGGGTGCGTCGGTCGATTTCATCGTGACACGCACTACAAGCCCATGCACCGATCAGGTCGTCAGGCTTCATTCCCGTTCCGCAAATTCCAGCCATCCGGTAATGTGCCAGAACTGTAGTTTCAGGATTGCCATTGCATACGCCGTAAATACGTACCTGACATTCTCTTCCGCGTGCTTCTTTGCGTAGGTTAGCCATTATGGTTCGCTCCAGTAATTCTCAATTGCAGCAGCCATTCTCTGCATCCACTCTGCCAGCTTTAACGCGGCTTCTCTTTCAGAACCACATTTAGGGAAATCCTTCATTTCCATGCTGGCCTTATATGTTCTGAATGCCAGGTCTCCGGTAATAACCAACTCCTGATCAAGCACCGAGCGTTTATTCCGGTGTTGAACGTAATAGACAGATTCAGTCCGCATTTCTTCTCTGTCTTTTTTGAAGGAAATAAGCTCAGAGAAATCACTCATCGTCTTCTTCCTCGTACATTGAGCTATTCGGATCGCTCATCAGTTCTGCACAGCAGTGCTCACACACGTGAACTTCCAGCACATGCAGCTTCTGACCGCAGTTAGCGCACGTTAAAGCCCGCTCGACGCTTTCTTTCTGGTATTGAAGGGATTGGGATGGGCTAAGCATTATTGGCATCCTGCATCATGAGAAAGACAATCATGGCAGCGCGGAGTGGGTTTTCATCTTGAGTCATATGATATGGGGTACTATCACTGCCAACTTTTCTATGCGCTGCCTTCCATAATCCATTTTCTGGCGCTGGAATAATGCCAATTCTGTTCTCTACGATAATCGGCTCTGCGTCTGATGGGCTTTTACAGTAATCAACCGTTTTTATTGCATAACCAGTTTCGTCATCCCACTCAACACCAACGATTGATGTTCCCAACTTTGCGATTTCGCAATCTTCGGGAGCAAATCCACAGCAAATTGCCACTCGCTTGTTAATTTCAAAATCACTTAACTGTGAATAATCCATTGTCATTTCCTCGCACGATGTCTTAGCCACCGGATATCCCACAGGTGAGCCGTGTAGTTGAAGGTTTTTACGTCAGATTCTTTCGGGATTGGCTTGCGTTTATTTCTGGTGCGTTTCGTTGGAAGGTATTTGCAGTTTTCGCAGATGATGTCGGTGAAACTTCGTCGCTGTCGCCTCATGCCGCCCTCCTGACGCCCTGCCCGATCGCCATCAATGCCGCTTTGGATACGGTAGTAAACATCCGTCGAGGACTGATGAACGGTCGCCAAATCAGCAGCATGGAACCTTTGCTGTTTCCCTTCTTCTCTAGCCCTGTCGATGGTTCGATAAAATTAATCCGTCCATCAGTGATAATACGAACTTCGTCGACACTCTCCAGAGCCTTGCTGAACCATCCGACTGACATATCCTGTGGCACAAGCATAACTACCGTCTGTCGCTGTTGTATGCACTGCTCAGCGGCTTTTTCCACCCACGGCCTGATATTGCTGTACGGTGGGTTATTCCAGATTGCACCGTGGCTTACCCACTCAGAATTGAGCGCGTCGTCGGCCTCAGTTAACCAGTGAGCGCACAGAGCATTTTTGTCGCTCGCTGCCGAATCCAGCCAGAATCCAAACTCAATATCCAGCGCATCAAAAAGCCAAAGCGGCGTTTGCCAGCAGTCCTTGTCGTGTGCTGGCGTATTTGATTTGATAGTCATGCAGCCCGATCTCCCCATCGCGCTTTCCATTCGAGAGCCAGTCGCGCTTCGTCTGACCACTTAACGCCACGCTCTGTACCGAATGCCTGTATAAGCTCTAATAGCTCCGCAAATTCGCTTACACGCATCTTGCTGGTTGACTGGCCTATTACCACAAAGCCATTCCCGGCAAGGTTAGGAACAACGTCCTGCTGCTTTAATGCTGCGGTAAACACACACTTCCAGCTTTCTGCATCCAGCCAGCGACCATGCCATTCAACCTGACGAGAGACGTCACCAAGGCAAGCCCAAAGCTTTCGATTCTGGTCTAAGCTGCGGTTGCGTTCCTGAATGGTTACTACGATTGGTTTGGTTTGGTCTGGAAGGATTTGCTGTACTGCGTGAATAGCGTTTTGCTGATGTGCCGGAGATCGAATTTCAAAGGTTAGTTTTTTCATGAATTCCCTCTCCCCCAAATAAAAAGGCCTGCGATTACCAGCAGGCCTGTTACAAGCTCAGTGATGTAGATGGTCATCAGAATCCTCCTTTCTTCTTGGACTGCGGTTCCTCGCGTTCACGTCGGCGCATTTCAGCAGACTGTTGGTCTGTGTCATAAATAGCGCCATTTGCCTGAATGCAATACACCGTGCCGGTATTGCCATGACGATTGAGACGAAGGATTAGTTCGGTTTCACCAGGTGGAACACTGTCATCAAAAGCGCCTTCACGATGGATCCCAACCCAATAATCGCAATCCTGTTCAATCTGCCCTGTATCTCGTGAGTCACTTGGTAATGGGCGTTTATTGGTTCGGCTTTCCAGTGCGCGGTTAAGCTGCGTCAGAAGCACAACAACGCAATCAAGCTCTTTGGCAAGGTTCTTCAGTCCTTTGGTGATCATGCCGTAAGCAAGGTCGTTGCGATCGGCCTTCTCAGCGGTCATTAGTGTCAGGTAATCGACCAGAATCATGCCAACACATCCTTTTTCTCGCTTGATTCGACGGCTTTCGCTGACGATTTGAGCCAGAGATAATCCCGGCGTGTCGTCGATGTAAAGCAGGTCGATTTCACTCAAGCGATTTGCTGTTTCGATCGCCCTGTTGAAGTCACCATCGTAATCACCCTGATAGCCGTCATCAGCGTCATTTGTCGCCGGAAGGTAAAAAATATTCGGGTTAACACCTGACTTCTGTCCTACCAGTTTTTCCAGTATCTGATCACCTGGCATTTCAAGGCTGAACATCAGAGCAGGCTTTTTCTCATGCACTGCGCAGTTGATTGCCATCTGGCTGTATAGCGTCGTTTTCCCCATCTTAGGGCGAGCGCCAATGACAAACAGAGAGCCTTTCACCAGACCTTTCGGTGACAGCATCCTGTCCAGCGATGGGATCCCTGTGCTCATTCCCCGTTGTTCGCCTGATGGATCAAATCGCTTCTCAAGGTCGCTAACCCAGTCTTCCATGACCTCACCAAATGAGCGAAGGCCGCGACGCGATCCGGTTTTTGCATGGTCTGTCAGTTGCGTGAAAATCGCCTGAATAGCTTCGTACTTCTGCGTTGCAGTCATTCCATTGCGGGAATAGAGCAATTCCGTCGCTTCAGTCATGCGGTTGATAGCGTAGCGTTCCATTGCGGTTTCGCGAACCTGCATTGCATAAGCAACGATGTTTGCTGCGCTTGGCGTGTTCTTTGCGATCTCAGCGATATAAGCAAAACCGCCAACAGACGCCGTTAACGATTTACGCTCCAGTTCTTCGAAAAGCGTCAGGCCATCTACTGGCTTTTGCTCACGGTGCATTCTGGTTATTTCTTCGAAAATGATTTTGTGTGGTCGGCTGTAAAATGAATCAGGCTTCAGCATCGCCAGAACTTTCTGGACGCGCTCACTGCTGTCATCATCCAGAAGCAATCCACCAATCACCGCCTGCTCTGCCTCGATGCTATGGGGCGGCGCATAAAAATTATCGGTCATCGTGTTCACCCTCACGAACTTTCAGGTAGGTATTATCGTTAAGCAGGAAATCAAATCCCTTTTTGTGCCAGACAGTTCCGCGTTGATGGTTTGGGCGTTCTTCGAACATCCATCGGCAATTTTCGCCTACGTAGCTCAAATAATTTCTCCAGTCCTGCATCGTGAACCCATGCCCGTCAAGCTGGCGGGTTATCACTCCGGCTTTGCGCCAGAACGTTCGGATCTGGTTTTTACGCTTGTCATTCAGTGCGCGGATTCTTGGCGCTTCAGGAAGGATTTCGTGGTAAGCATCGACAACATCCTGACAGCTAACGGAAGGTTTTTTCTTGTCAGACTTTTTGTCTGCTGTGGCACTCTCTAATACGTCAGTATTAGAGATAATATTATTATATTCTTTATCTGTGGTAATTTGCTGGTAATCTGCTGGTACAGTATTGCTTGCAGGCATTGGTATTGCTGGCTTTGAGGTGGTAATTTGCTGGTAATCTGCTGGTACAAAATTTGACTGATAATCGTCATATTTCTCTACCGAGAAAACTGAGAATTTACCGTGTGAAACCCAGTCAATCATGCCGAGTTTTTTGAACTTTCTAAGCAGGTACTGAACGCGATCTGGTTTGAGTCCTGTTTCAAACGCCAGAGAGTTTCTACCGCCAAGTAGCTTCCCTCTGCCTACCAGAATTTCTCCTGCGTCAGTCATTACATACTCAGGCGTATGCTTTGCTTTGAGGATTAAGTGAACCCACAGATGCGCAGCTTCTGCGTCCTTGTAAAACGGCACATCCATAATTTTACGGTGCAGCAAGGCATACCCCTTACCGCTGCTTTGATGCGGTTGTTGTAGCCTTCTGGCCTCTCTGGCTTCGGCTAGATTAGATATGTTACTCATGACCTTTCTCCTTCTGCATCAGCTTCACTTTTTCCAACTCAGCCCGGAATCGACCAGGCTGCTTGAAGCTGGACAGGAAGCGATCACGTAGTATGTGTTTGTGAATTTTGTCCTGGTAAGGACTGAGTTGTTTTGTCATAATGACTCCTGTGGATTGATCCAGTAATGACCTCAGAATTCCATTTGTATTTGATCAGAACGCTCGGTTGCCGCCGGGCGTTTTTTATTGGTGAGAATCGAAGCAACTTGTCGTGCCAATCGAGCCATGTCGTCGTCAACGACGCCCCATTCAAGAACAGCAAGCAGCATTGAGAACTTTGGAATCCAGTCCCTCTTCCACCTGCTGATCTGCGACTTATCAACTCCCACAGCTTCCGCTGTCTTCTCAGTTCCAAGCATTGCGATTTTGTTAAGCAACGCACTCTCGATTCGTAGAGCCTCGTTGCGTTTGTTTGCACGAACCATATGTAAGTATTTCCTTAGATAACAATTGATTGAATGTATGCAAATAAATGCATACACCATAGGTGTGGTTTAATTTGATGCCCTTTTTCAGGGCTGGGATGTGTAAGAGCGTTAATAACTTAAGCGGCCATTAATTCAGGCCAGATGCTTTCCCAATCAACCGGATGAAGGTCTTTGCGAGTCACTTCACCATTGCTGAACTTCTCAATCAGAACACAAAGTGCTGCGCCCAATTCATGATTACGGCTAAGTGCTTTCCTCAAATAGCCGATAGAAGTTCCGCACTTGGTGGCAAATTCTCTCTGCTCTTCCAGTGAAAGGGAGTTCAGATACAAGCGGAGTTCTTCCATTTGCTATCTCCTTCCCGTTGTTGAATAAGATGAGTTTACCTGTAGGTAAAAAGCAAATCAATACCCATAGGTTATTTACCGGCAGGTAATCAAAGATAGAATTAAATCATGGATAAATACGAACAAAGACGACTAAGGCTGATAGAGATAAGAGACCGATTCTGTAATGGAAAGGCCTCAGAGTTGGCTCGTCGAATAGAAAGGGAACCATCATACGTTTCCAGAATGCTGTATCCGGAAGGAAAAAGCGGAAAAAAACGCATTGCTGACGATATGATGGAACTAATTGAAAAATCTTTTAATCTCCCACGCGGATGGATGGACATGCTTGCAGATGGTAAAGCTGGAGCTACGGACCATCTTGAGTTTGCGGGTAACGTTCGTGCGGGTTTTGTTCCGGTAATTGGTGAAGCCGTTTTGGGAGTTGATGGCTCAGTGGATATGATTGAATTCAGATCCGGTTGGTTAAGCATCTACAGCGGCGATAAAGATGCTTACGGTCTGAAGGTTAAGGGTGACAGCATGTGGCCAAGGATTCAGTCAGGAGAATATGTTGTTATTGAACCAAATACGCCAGTACATCCAGGTGATGAAGTCTTTGTAAGGACCAAAGACGGTCACAACATGATAAAGATCATGAACAAAACAAGAGACGGTGATTATCAGTTTAGTAGCATAAACAGTGATCACCGCCCAATCACTCTTCCTGTTGAAGAAGTTGATAAAATGCATTTTGTTTCAGCTATTGTGAAACACACCAGGTACGTAGACCAGGACGATCTGCCAAAAGTTTGAGGATAAAGCAGCAAATGTTTATACCCGGCATAGTAGTCGCTGTTGTAATCATCTGCTTCATATGGGCAAAGTTATCTCCTGTAAGCTCTAAGCATACAGCTGAACTCATGAGGAAGAAGCATCTTATACATGAGGCAGAATCAATAATTAAAAAGTTCAAAGGCATGTCATACGACGACATGTCATCAGAGCAGATTGCTATGTATAAATGCGCCATTGAGCGCCTTGACTACTTAAACGGACTCAAACCCAAACACACCCCAGTAGAATCAAAATTGCCGCAATGGCCAAGCAATCCAAATAGCTTCTGACATCTCCTTTCAGCCCGCAAAGCGGGCTTTTTTATATCAATCCAAAAAATTAATTACCTGAAAATTCAAGCAGGTAAACTCTCACATCAATTTTATTTACCTACAGGTATAGACAGATGTTTTACCTGTAGGTATATTTTAAGCCATCAGCAGGACGCACTGACCACCATGAAGGTGGTGCTCTTAAAAATTAAGCCCTGAAGAAGGGCAGCATTCAAAGCAGAAGGCTTTGGGGTGTGGTGAAGGGTTCATGGATGGGAATATGTCGCACGTAAAGCGGCGAGGCCTGCGGAACTATTGCCGAATTGAAGTCGGCCGAAGCAGGTCGAAATGGGTCTCCCACCTACCACACCACCAAAGCTAACTGACAGGAGAATCCAGATGGATGCACAAACACGCCGCCGCGAACGTCGCGCAGAGAAACAGGCTCAATGGAAAGCAGCAAATCCCCTGTTGGTTGGGGTAAGCGCAAAACCAGTTAACCGCCCTATTCTCTCGCTGAATCGCAAACCGAAATCACGAGTAGAAAGCGCACTGAATCCGATAGACCTTACAGTGCTGGCTGAATACCACGAACAGATTGAAAGCAGCCTGCAACGTATTGAACGCAAGAATCAGCGCACATGGTACAGCAAGCCACGCAGTGAAATGGGTGTGACTTGTGTTGGTCGCCAGAAAATGAAATTAGGCAGCAAACCACTTATTTGAGGTGAGATATGGAGTTTCATGAAAGTGCGATTTGTGATTTTCGCGCTAACGCAAATTCAGTAAAACCACAGCCAATTGCAGTTCTTTTTAAAACAATGGGTGCGTGGGCTGTTTTATGCTTCGCCGCTGACGACACTGACGCAAGAATGGCAATAGGCCAAGAGATGGAGATGGACCCGACAAACGATGAATTCATAATTTATGGCGCTCCATCTAATTACTTACTTGATACCTGCAACATTTACAACAAGGCTGCCTGATGGTGGCCTTTATTTTTGGCATAAACAACAGAATAAACACTGCACTGTGTATTCATTCCAACGAGTGAATACACGGAGCAATGTCGCTCGTAACTAAACAGGAGCCGACTTGTTCTGATTATTGGAAATCTTCTTTGCCCTCCAGTGTGAGGGCCTTTTTATATGCATACCAATAACGCTTCACTCGAGGCGTTTTCGTTATGCAATCAAATATAAGGAGTTACCCATGATGCACTTTCAGCTCGCGGGTAGCGGCGTCATGTCCGCTTTCTACCCGCACGAATCTGAATTATCACGCCGAGTTAAACAATTAATCAGAGCAGCAAAGAAACAACTGGAGGCGTTATGCGCAATGAAATAGCCATTAATCACCAGATGCTTCGTGCTGCACAGAACAAAGCAGTAATAGCCCGATTTATTGGTGATTCAAAAATGTGGCTTGAAGCAAATAAAGCGATGAAATCAGCTATCAACCTTCCGTGGTATCGCAGGAAATGAGTTTTACAGATAACTGGTCAGACGAAGAATTCATTCGTCAGATGAAAGAAATGCTCAATCAGCACAAAGAACAGGAGAAAGATGATGATTCTGACTCTGAATGATAAGCGTGAAATATCGCAAATAATCGCAAGTTTTACTGATGAAGATTACGAACGAATCAACAGTGAAGTTGATCGCCTCTGCAAACGTTGCGACCCAATAAGCGAAATGCTTCGCTCATATAAACCAGATGAACACACTAAGGACGCTATCGACTGGCTGGAAGATGATGACTGTAACTATCAGGAAAAAGCCGCTGAATGGTTCTGGGATGCAATAACCGAAAGAGTTAAGGCTGAATATGCCTTCGCAATATTCAAACGCAGACACATTTTTGGAGAAGCTGCATGAGCAATATCGTTGAATTCGTTAAACAGCAGGAGCAGTTATTCTGCGGAGCATTGACTGAACAGACGGTGACATGGGCTAAGGAAAGCCAGTTTGCAATTCAGTATTTCCAGAAAAACGATTACCTGGCTAAAACAGCACTGGCAAATCCAACCAGCGCACAGAACGCCATCATCAATGTTGCGGCGATCGGCATCACCTTAAACCCGGCCAGCAAACTGGCTTATCTGGTTCCTCGCGACGGCATGGTGTGCCTTGATATCAGCTATATGGGATTGCTCCATATTGCAATGGAGTCTGGTGTTATCTCATGGGGTCAGGCAAAACTTGTTCATGCTAACGATACCTATGAGTCAAACGGGCTTGATAAAGCACCAACCCATAAATACAACGCCTTCGGTGACCGTGGTGATATCGTTGGCGTTTACTGCACAGTTAAGACGCCAGCAGGTGATTATCTAACGGAAGAGATGAGTCTGGCTGAAATTGAGGCTGTAAGGAAAACAAGCAAGGCAGCATTCAGCGATAAAGGACCATGGGTAAATCACTGGAATGAGATGGCGCGAAAGACGGTCGTAAAGCGTGCAAGCAAGTATTGGCCTAAGGCATCACGCCTTGATAGTGCTATTCACGTACTAAACGAAGAAGAAGGCGTGTGGACCGAACCAGTTATGCCGCACAAATCAGAGGAAGATATCCGCGAAGATGAACGGAAACGCCAGCAGGAAATAATGGATAAAGCACAACTTCTTTGCGATGAAATGGCTCAGGCAGAAAACATGGATGATTTGAAGCGATATTTTGCAGAAGCATATCGCCTGACATCTGGAATGAAATTGCAGCAGAACGTACAAGCCATTTACATAGAATGCAAAGCGAAACTGGAGGTTGCCAGTGAGCAAACTGTATGAAATTGCCAATGAATACGCAAAATTGATGGATTCAGATTTAGAACCAGAGATGATTGCTGACACAATAGAAGGCATGGAAGGAGAATTTACCGATAAAATAGAGCAACTTCTTGCCATTATTAAAAATGAATCTGGTTATGCTGAACGCCTCAAGGAAGAGGCAAAGTCACTGAATGAGCGAGCCGCAGTAATTCAAAATAAGATTGGCAGCATTATGGCGTATATAGCGTCATCGCTTGAAATGGTTGGCAAGAAAAAGATTAGAGCAGGTATTCACCAGGTAACAATCCGCAAACCGTCAGAAACTGTAGAAATCATCGACTCAAGCGCCCTTCCTCCTGAATACGTTGAGTTTGAAACGACAATTAAAGCCGACAAACTGGCAATCAAACACCAACTAAAAGCAGGAATAAATATCCCCGGCGCTCAACTCAAAGTTGGGAAACCTTCACTTCTTATCAAATAACGGTATCGCCTATGAAAAAGACTCCATGGGAGAAATGGGAAGTCGATTTCTTGCGCGAAGTGGCGGCGACAATGCCAGTTGAAGTTATCGCTGAAAAACTGGAAAGGACTGAAAAAGCAGTAATGGCGAAAGCAACAAGGATTGGCGCTGACATTGTTAGCCGACTTCGTGGAAGACGCTGGACAAGAGCCGAAGTATCACTTTTCGGTAAGTTCTCCGCAGAAGAAATAGCAATTGCAACCTGCCGCTCAATTTATTCAGTAAGAGCTATGCGATACAAGCTAAAAAAACTCGATGAAGAAAGAGCAGGCATACGAATAAATTAACAAAGAGGAATTCACCATGAGAGGACTTGTATACAATCCCGGCATTCTTCCAGCAGAAATGATTATTCGCCAACGCGTAAAGCCAATGCCATCGAGAGAGGAATTGCTTAAGAGAAATTCTTTTCCATCAGTGAATCAAAACAAATATCTGAATGCGATGTGGCGCAAAGGAGGCAACCAGTGAGTAAAATTAATTACCAGGCACTGCGTGAGGCAGCAGAACGTGCAATTCCAGCAATGGAACGCCTGTTAATGTTGCCAGTTGATGATGATTTGTTAAGTGAACAGGAACTTAAAGATTACGGTGTGGATATTGATGCGCTCAACGCCTTCAAATTTCTGACCGGACCAGAAACCGTGCTGGAACTGCTGGATGAACGGGAAAGAAACCAGCAGTACATCAAAAGCCGCGATCAGGAGAACGAGGATATTGCGCTAACGGTAGGGAAGCTGAGAGTTGAGCTGGAAGCCGCAGAGAAGCGCATTGCAGAACTGGAAAGCAACGAAGTCCGTGAAGTCGGAAATCAGTTTCTTGTTGTTCGCCATCCTGGGAAAACTCCTGTCATCAAGCACTGCATTGGTGACCTGGAAGAGTTTCTGCGGAAGTTAATCGAACAAGACCCGTTAGTAACTATCGACATCATTACGCATCGCTATTACGGGATTGGCGGTCAATGGGTTCAGGATGCAGTTGAGTATCTGCATATGATGTCTGACGCTGGCATTCGCATCAAAGGAGGTGAGTAATGCGTGTGGCATGTATCGGCTTGTTACCGTACCCGAATCGTTTTTGGGCTTCTGCGCTAATTGCGAAGCCGCATGTCCTGATGGCTGACAACATCATCCCGGCACCAAAGCGCCGCCATACCGGTATTGCGGCTGCACGACGCGAAGCAAAGAAACGCAGGAGAGCAAAACGATGAAAAACCGTAAAGCAAAGATTCTGTTAGTTCGTAGAAACGCTCCTGGCGTCTGGCAGTGGGTGAGACTCAGCAACCGACGGATGGGGTTGATGAAATATTACGGGATGATGGATTGTGGTTTTTGCAAAAAGCCCAGCGCGGCGCAAAACCGCTGGAAAAACCACTTGCGCACTAAAGGAGAGTGATATGGCGTTAACACACCGTGAACTCTGTCAGATTGCGTATAAGTTCCTTAAGCGCAACGGGTTCAAGGTTTGTTTTCATGACCGCTTTATAGCTGTAACCAGTACCGGAGAACAGCCAGATGCTATGGGATTCAGAAATTCAGCATCATGCCTGATAGAAGCGAAGTGTTCTCGTGCTGACTTGTTAGCAGATAGAAAAAAGCGTTTTCGTAAAAATCCGTCTCTTGGAATGGGCGACTGGCGATTCTTTATTAGTGAGCCGGGAATTATTTCAATTGAGGATTTACCACCTGGCTGGGGATTACTTCACGTTGTTAACGGAAGAGTACGGAAAGTACATGGGTGGCCCAAGGGTAATTGCTGTTGGGGTAATCCTGACGATAAGCCATTTACTGGAAATAAGCAGGTTGAATGCGATTACATGTTATCTGCATTAAGGCGCATGGAGTTGAGAGGGCACCTTAATGAAATATATGACGGTGTAATTGTTAATAAGAAAGAAGGAAACGCGGCATGATCACTATTACCAAAGAGCGACTGCTGACAATCAAGCAGTGGCGCGAAACATACGGACCTGGTAGCAACGTTGTACTGCCAGCAGAAGAAGCGGAAGAACTGGCACGAATTGCTCTGGCATCACTGGGAGCAGAGCCGGTGGCGTGGAAGGTAACATTCACGCAAATTGACCGTGAATATAACACGTTCACTGGTATGTATTCTGACAAAGCAGAAGTCGAACGGTGGGTGCGGCTGCATAAAGCATGTAATTTTCGGGCAGATATAACACCGCTTTATACCGCCAAGCCAGTGGCGGTAACTCCGGATGGTTGGATAAGCTGTAGTGATCGAATTCCGGAAGACACCAAAATGTTACTGGCATTTAGTCAAGGTGAAATCGTGGCCGCATATTGGAACTGGGTTGTAAATCCAATTGATTACAAAAAATATAGAGCTTTCACGTATTTATCAGGAAATATCTTGGATGACGTAACTCACTGGATGCCTCTACCAGAACCGCCGCAGGAGGTGAAGTGATGGACTCCTTCGCGAAATATACGATTATTGACTGGATAGCATTCCTTCAGGTTTTGCTCATCTGGTTTTATATGGCTTACAGGAGTGGACAGTGGATTGTCAGTGTAGCCTGTAGCAAGGGATGGCGTTGGTGGAACCGAAAGAATAAAAAAGCACTGGCATTGGATTCGTTTTACGAAGCATTCAATCTTAACAGCCTTCAGCCTGGTTCTGTCATTGTAGTCACCACTCAAAGCGGCATGACCATTCAGATTCATAAACCAAAAGAGGAAAAATGATGTGGCCTATATGTGTTAATTGCGGACGGATGTGCCTATCTGGATGGTGCCGAAAGTGCGACAAATGCACGAAGCAAAGACAATAACAATCCTCGCATTCGCGGGGATTTCTTTTATCTGAGCTCGCTACGGCGGGTTTTGTTTTATGGAGATGATAAATGCACTTCCGAGTCACAGGTGAATGGAATGGAGAGCCATTCGACAGGGTTATCGAAGCAGAGGACATCAACGACTGCTATAACCACTGGATGATATGGGCGCAGATAGCACATGCAGACGTAACCAATATTCGAATTGAAGAACTGAAAGAACACCAATCCGCCTGATGGCGGTTTTTTATTACCTGATTTGCAGGTTCGATTCCCTATTTGGAGATAGCACTCATGCAACACGAACTACAACCTGATTCACTAGTTGATTTGAAATTCATCATGGCTGATACTGGCTTCGGTAAAACCTTCATTTATGACCGGATTAAGTCCGGCGACCTGCCAAAAGCCAAAGTTATCCACGGGCGAGCAAGATGGTTATATCGTGACCATTGTGAATTCAAAAATAAGCTCTTAAGCCGCGCCAATGGGTAAAATAGCGGGTAAAATATTTTTCACATCTAAAAAACACCATTACAATCAATCCCCTGCCGCGTCAAGTAGATGTCTGCAGGGGACACCAGATACCCTTCAAACGAAATCTACCTTCACCCCGTAAAAGATGGGTTTGGCAGCACACTTGCCTTATATCTACTCATTTTTACTGCAACAGGTTGAAATCTCAGCACTGTCAGAAAGCGCTGATGACTAAACAGCCCTGAGCCGGGCGATGTAACCATCACACAGAATCCTGATAGCGAAATATGGCGTGACTCGATACTTCACTCCGCAATGCATTCCTTGATGAATTCGCAGGACCGTGATACACGGGACAGGTCACTGAATGACGACAATGTCCTGGAAATCAGCGAACCGCGCATCTGAAGTACATTTGAGCGACTGTACCAGAACATGAATGAGGCGTTTGGATTAGGCGATTATTAGCAGGGCTAAGCATTTTACTATTATTATTTTCCGGTTGAGGGATATAGAGCTATCGACAACAACCGGAAAAAGTTTACGTCTATATTGCTGAAGGTACAGGCGTTTCCATAACTATTTGCTCGCGTTTTTTACTCAAGAAGAAAATGCCAAATAGCAACATCAGGCAGACAATACCCGAAATTGCGAAGAAAACTGTTTGGTAGCCTGCGTGGTCAAAGAGTATCCCAGTCGGCGTTGAAAGCAGCACAATCCCAAGCGAACTGGCAATTTGAAAACCAATCAGAAAGATCGTCGACGACAGGCGCTTATCAAAGTTTGCCACGCTGTATTTGAAGACGGATATGACACAAAGTGGAACCTCAATGGCATGTAACAACTTCACTAATGAAATAATCCAGGGGTTAACGAACAGCGCGCAGGAAAGGATACGCAACGCCATAATCACAACTCCGATAAGTAATGCATTTTTTGGCCCTACCCGATTCACAAAGAAAGGAATAATCGCCATGCACAGCGCTTCGAGTACCACCTGGAATGAGTTGAGATAACCATACAGGCGCGTTCCTACATCGTGTGATTCGAATAAACCTGAATAAAAGACAGGAAAAAGTTGTTGATCAAAAATGTTATAGAAAGACCACGTCCCCACAATAAATATGACGAAAACCCAGAAGTTTCGATCCTTGAAAACTGCGATAAAATCCTCTTTTTTTACCCCTCCCGCATCTGCCGCTACGCACTGGTGATCCTTATCTTTAAAACGCATGTTGATCATCATAAATACAGCGCCAAATAGCGAGACCAACCAGAAGTTGATATGGGGACTGATACTAAAAAATATGCCGGCAAAGAACGCGCCAATAGCATAGCCAAAAGATCCCCAGGCGCGCGCTGTTCCATATTCGAAATGAAAATTTCGCGCCATTTTTTCGGTGAAGCTATCAAGCAAACCGCATCCCGCCAGATACCCCAAGCCAAAAAATAGCGCCCCCAGAATTAGACCTACAGAAAAATTGCTTTGCAGTAACGGTTCATAAACGTAAATCATAAACGGTCCGGTCAAGACCAGGATGAAACTCATACACCAGATGAGCGGTTTCTTCAGACCGAGTTTATCCTGAACGATGCCGTAGAACATCATAAATAGAATGCTGGTAAACTGGTTGACCGAATAAAGTGTACCTAATTCCGTCCCTGTCAACCCTAGATGTCCTTTCAGCCAAATAGCGTATAACGACCACCACAGCGACCAGGAAATAAAAAAGAGAAATGAGTAACTGGATGCAAAACGATAGTACGCATTTCTGAATGGAATATTCAGTGCCAT